GCCCATCGCGAGGCCTTTAAAGAAAAGTTTCCCGGCCAGGTCGAACACTGTATGCGCCTAATTGCTGAACGCCTACAGCTGGGCCTGCGCAAGGACTCGGACCTGCAGATCAGTGACGGTTCAGCCAAAGATCTATCGTGGGCCTTGTTAAACCTATGGACCATACACCAAGAACTACAGGACTAGCACCATGCTAGACTCAGGAGTGCTCATGCGTCGTAGTGTGCGTTGGGTCTTGGAAAGCAACAATTTGAAGTTGGAATCATTGCAGTTGATGGATCACGCTACCCGCAGTCATTTTGAAGGTCTGGCCATTGCAGTGGCCGATGACATGCAGTATAATCAGTTGAAATATTTCAGACCGTTCGAACACCAAAGGAAATTCTTTGAAACACATCTTAGCCCGCGTAGAGGCATACTTGCAGCGAACCGGATTGGCAAAACGGTATCCACATGCTATGAAACAGCTATGCACCTTACTGGTATCTATCCTGATTGGTGGCATGGTCATAGGTTTGATCAGCCCATTACAGCCATGGTTGCTGGCGAAGGATGGAGCCAAGTTGCGATGGTTCTACAAAACGAATTACTAGGCACACAGGATATTAAGATCCGAGAACGACTAGGCACTGGAGCAATACCGCGTGATGCTATCATACAAGATACCATGCGGTCGGATGGTGCCAATTGTATGGGCGTTGAGATCCGTCACCCCAAGGGTAAAAGCTATCTCCTATTTGCCAACTACACACAAGAAGTGCGTCAGATGCAGGGTTTCAAATTGAACCTGGCAGTGTTTGATGAACAACCTCCCGATGACTTCTTTAGTGAGATTGTAACTCGAACTGCTACAACACAAGGAAAGATCTTATGTTCGTTTACGCCGTTAAAAGGACTCAACGGTCTGGTATCAAAGTTTTGGAATCGCGAAGAGGGCTACGATTTTATCCGAGTCGCGTGGGATGATGTTCCTGAATACGACCCATGGGGCGAACCATTTCTATTACGAGAAACCCGCCAACAGTTAGAGCGCGATTACTTGCCGCACGAAAGAGAAGCCCGTATAGCAGGCCGGCCAGTTATGGGTCAAGGAGCAGTGTTTCAAATACGCTCGTGGCCTACCTACCGAACCGGCGATTATGACTTCCGCGAATTACCCCGCATCCACAGAGTTATTGCCTTGGACCTGGGCTTGGTAAATGATCGCACAGTTATCTCATTAATGTATTGGGATCCTGTGGAGCGTGAAGCTTGGCTACATAGACAGATCTGTGTGACCGGCTTGGAAGAAGCCAATCCTACAAACTATATCAATCACCTGATGCGACCTGAAGTGTTTGGCACACCTATTGTGCTACCACCGGATGCCGGCACAGCTGGTCGTTATACCATGAGTAGTCTTAGCATTCGCCAACTGTTTGAACAGTATGAATTGAATGTATGGCCCAAGCCCATAATGAATCCACCAGATGATCAAGGACGCACAACCAATCACAAAGCATTTGGTATAAATGTCATGCGGCAAATGCTGGAAGCAGGCACCTTACATATCAATGAAAACTGTGTGGATTTCTTGCGTGAAGCACAGAACTATTATGTAGATCCACAGGGTCGTTTTAGTGATCCCGATGACACCATAGATAGTGCCCGTTATGCCTTGTTAGGCTGTCTGAATGACATAGCAGAACCCTGGGATAATCGCACTCCACAACAACGCTTGGCCAGTTACCGTGATCGTATTGTAAAACCACAGCCCAAACATTCGGAATGGAAAAGGACTTACGATCCTAGCTGATCTTTGCCGGCTAACTAAATATACAATACACAAAGGTCTCTATACATGTTGAATATTCGCAATCGAGTTATTAGTCAATTAAACACAACCAATGCCCAACTGGCTCGTTTTGTCAAACTAAAAGCTCAGCTCGATACCAAATGTGCCAGCTATCTACGCTACCTGGGCACAAAAAATGCTGTAAACCGTGCCAGCGATTACCACTACTTAATGTTGGCAGTTTATGATTCTACTGCTCCAGTCAACGGCATTGATTATATACATCCTGTAGTTAAACCTGCAGTGGATTATGTCACAGCAGTTATCAATAAAGGTCTAGCTCCCAATGGTGAAGTCAATTTTGAATTTGTGGAAGATACAGATGCTGATGATGTGGCGGCTCGCCAGGCAACAGAAATGGTTAGCCGAGTTGTCAACGAAGAAAACGACCCGCACTTTATTCTACAGCGTTGGATCATGGATGCTTGCATGCACAAAAACGGCATGCTCATGGTGTTACCAGTGCGTGAAGCGATTGTTCGCTATGTAGAAACACAAGGCACAGCAGATCAATTAAAGGCCTTTGAACAACAGGCACAAGATGGCGGCCTTACACCCCTGCGCCAAAGTCGTAGAAAACTGCGTGTGGACCTGGATCAGGTTGCCCGGGAAACAGCGCAGTTTGCACAGGGTTTACCTGCCGCACAACATGAAGAAAATCTTCGTGCCAGAACTGCCACAGCCGAAGCCATGAGCACAGACCTGGATGCCGAAGGCGAAGAACCTGCGAATATCGAAATGGAACAAGGCGAAGATGAAATCGCTGCCAGCATTGCTCGCAACACAATTTACGCGGCCAAATACAAACTGACTGGCTATGCTCTAAAGATCAAATTCCGTAACATTGCACAACACTACTGGATTTGTGATCCTACTATTCAAGAAATGAAAGACCAAGTGTTCTGCGGATTTTACGATCCTATGAGTATCCAAGAAGCAGTTCATTTGTATCCAGAGCTACAAGACCACATGGAGGAGTTCCGTGAACATGCCGAATACAACCAAAACGGCGCATACCAAGCAGGTTCAGTTCTTAACAATCTCGCTATTCATGCTAGGGATTCCGTTCCTGTCATGGGTATTCCTGTGGAGTCTGGCGTGGGTGCTGATCCTGATTCAAGGCAAGTGACTATTCTCACTGTGTGGGACAAGTATGATATCGATGGTGATGGCGAACTAGAGCTTTGCGAAATCGTATTCTCAGGTAGCTACATTATTAGTGCCAAGGAAGTGGAATTTATTCCTGTGGCCAACATGTGTCCAAAACCCCTACCTGGTAACTTCTACGGAATGAGTATTGCAGAATCAGTAGTGCCAGCACAAGAGTATTGCACTGCCGCTAGTCGTGCTGAAATTATGTTGGGCTTGCAGACAGCAACTCCAAGATTGGGTGTCAAACCTGACCGGGTCGATTTCGAAATGCTACAAGATGGCGAGTGCGCTATATTTGTCCTGGATGCCAAGTTCGATCCCTCAACCGATGTGTATCCAATGCCAGCACCATCGGGTAACCTTACCTATATTGATGGTGCAATGACTCGTATGCAACAGGATACACAGGCACTTATTGGTATGACTCAGCCAGGAGATGTATTCAATCCAGAAGTTATGGCAGCAGGCAATTCGGGTGAAAAGTTACAGATGGCCCTGGGCCCCAATCAGATCATACAAGACAACGCAGTGCGTAATAGTGCAGATGGCCTAAAAGAAATGATTTGGTTGGTATGGCGCACTTTAATTCAATATGGTGATGATTATGGTGTTAAAAAATTGGCACAGATGTTCCATCCAGAACAAAAACCTGTGTTCTTGGACTACCAAGCCTGGGATGACATGAACTTCTGTGAGCGCAAACAGATCCATATTGAATTGGCTCTAGGCATGTTAAGTGAAGAGAACCGTGTGGCACGCCAACAGGCCATTATTCAAGCACAAACAGGCCTGTATACCACTGTGCAGGGCATGGTTGCCGCAGGCACCTTGACACCTACCATGTATACCAAGGTCAAAAAGCCCTATGCTGATATCCTTTATACCCTGGGTATCAAAGACTGCAACAACTACTTGCCAACTGATCAAGAAGTCATTGAAATGATCAAGCAAGGACAAGCAGCAGCAACTAATAAACAACCTACTCCTGCTGAACAGAAAGACCTGGCTGCAGCCAAATTAAGTGATGCCAAGAGTCAAGAAGTGTTAAGTAATGTGTCTGGCACCAGTGCCAAGCATCAATTGGACTACATGGCCATGGCCAAAGGCGACGAAAAGGTTTTTAATTAATGATCACTCCAGAAGCAGTAGAAGCTTTTAACACAAGACTTACTGTTAATCTCAATAACATTAAGACCATGAAGCCGGCTGAACTGGATCGTGTGAAGAATCTAGGCAGTCAAGCTGAAGCCCTATTAAAGAACAAAGAATTGGCTTTCTTTGTTCACCAATTTAAATTTGAAGTAGCAGACCAATTGGTTGCTATTTCTGGCCACACACAAGATGATAATAGTCGTCGTGTAGCGTTGACTAATCAACTGAGTGGCATAGAAGAATTCATTAAATCACTGCAAAGGGCAGTGTATATGAAAAACAGAGTGGTAACTCAGCAAGCTGAGCCCGCTTCTACACAAGAGGAAAGAGTGACAAATGTCAGAACAACTTATCACGCCTAATGCCCCCGAGGGCACGGCCACTGTTACAAACGCAGGTCCATCTTTGGATTCAATTGCACAAAAAATGGCCGCCATGCGCGAAAGCACACAGCGTAACCAAATGCGAGCAACCG